TATATCCGTGAATGACAAACAAGAAACCCCCATGCCTCCTGAGGGACGCTGTTGATGAAGCTTCAAGAAGAAACTCCAAACAAAAGCAGCCGCTTCAGGAAGCATGGGGGCTGTCTCTACTTCATCTTCAATTACTTGAATCAAAGCGGGAGCGGCAAAGGGACTAGCCTGTGCCTTCTCCATGTGTTGCTGCAATGAAGCGCCATCCTTTTGACGGCTCCCCATTTTGAATTGCCAATTAGCGAAAGCTGTTGCCTCGGTAATTAGCTCTTGATAAAATTTACAATCTGGTCAGACTCTTCAAGCACTTGCTCGCGAATCCACGCGTGGTCTTTCAATACGCGCTTAACATTCTCTTCTGTGCAAGGCACGGCTTTATCGCCTTCTTCAATACCCTTCCATGAGATAACGCGAATAGCTGCTGACTCAATAGCCATTTCTTCTGCTTCATCAAGCGTCATTGGGTCAGTATCACGACCTTTTCGTTTCGCTTGTACCTCTTTAAGTTGCATTTCGTTGAACTTCTTCTTTGCGAAGTTCTTTACTTTTGGTGACTGCGCTCCACGCACAGTGATGAAAGCGCCAGTACCTTCGTTAGTACCCGGCATTTTCAACTCAAATTCATAACCTACTTCTGCTAATTCAGACAGGTTGTTTTTGCTTAGGTCAAAACCCATGATATGTTTCCTCGGAAATTAAAATAAAATAAGAAGGGGAACCAAAACAGTTCCCCATTCTTTACAACTTACTTATTACAATGCAAGTGCATCGTGAATAAGGATGGTAGTGATTTCTTGGTTGCCAGCACCAGTACCCTTCAGGGCTTGGAAGCTGTTAGAAGCAACAATAGCACCAGTTGAATCAGCTTTGGTGTCAGAGTTAACCTTAATGCGTGGCAGCGTGATTGTCATAAAATCAGCGTTGTTGGCATTGGAAGTGGTCAGAGCAGCAACCAAGCTTACTTCTGTTTCGTTAACAAACAAATCACTAATGGCGCGGTCAGCAAACAATGTGCTAAATTCGCCAGTGATGTTAATACGACTTTCAAAGATTTCAGGCTTGACATTGCTACCAACCACTGCTTCAGAAGCCAAGCCACGGTCAATAGAAATCGACAGCGATGTAACTAATGCAACAGGTTGACCGCCAATCAGCAAAGCACCGTTGACAGAAGCAAAGATACCGGAAGTACCTTGTGCAGTCGGAGCAGTGAAATACTGAGTAGTACCGCTGCGACCAAGGTCAAGACCCATGAAGGAGAAGTCAGTAGTAACCAAACCAGTAGCTGGAAGCTGAAGATTTGCACTGCCAACTTTACAACCAACAAATGCTTCAGACTGAGCAATATCTGTGTAGAATTCTTCTACAGTGTAGCTAACATCTGTATGACCAGTTGATGGTGCGTAAGTCACTTTGCCGGGAACGCTGAATGCAGCACCTGTTGCTGTAGTACCGGCAGTTAATGTACCACCTGACTGAAGCGGGATAACTGTGATGCTTGTGGCAGAAGTAACGGCAGTTACGAGCAAGTTCTTGGCGTTGTCAGCTACTGCGGTCAAGCCAGTGAAACGAATTACATAGCCGGGACGAACACCATCTGTAATGTAGCTACCTGTGGCACGGGAAATCGTGTAGGTTGGGCCTGTACCAGCAACTGTGACACTGCCGGGAGAAGTAGTAGTAACTGCTGTGAAATCGCGAGCAATAGCTGCTGACAAGAAATCACTGTACGAGCCGGGCGACAACTCACCGTTAATGCTTCCTTCCACAGAACGAACACCGTGACGGAAATCTACGATTTGGTAGTCCTGTCTGATTTCTTCGCTCTGATACGCCTCTTTGCTCAAATTGAAAGCGCCAGTAACGCGGCGAATTAGTGCTGCACCTGTAGGCCCAGCCAAAACTCCGGGTGTTGTTTCGCGTTTGTACGCAATGACTTTCTGAATGCCTTCGCCAATATTAATGGGCATGTTTTATTCTCCATAGAATAATTTAGTTAAAGACGCAAAATGCGCCATAATAGGTGACACTTATGTGTCTTCAACTTTCATTCTTGCGAATGAGTCTGTTTTTGATTTTACTCAAAATTCGTTTGTAAAGTAGCTTACTCTTACAGGTATGCAATAGCGATTTCCGTCAATATACCCACGACCAATACTTGGTGTCTTATCAACAATTACTGTCGTTCCTGATTCAACCAAAGTGGTTGATCTCCTGAAGAATTGCTTTAACTCTTCAGCTTTAGCGGCAGCAGCTTGTCCACCATTACCTGCGGGGAAACACAGCACTACTTGAAATACTCCAACTTCTCTGTGGTAATTATCACCAAGTGTTGGATTTAGCACATCTTGAGGGGCAAGCTTGCACTCAAAGTAAGGTACATTGTTTACAGGAGTGAAATTAACATTCTCAAATGAGATTGTGTTAGCTGGTGTAAAAGTAATTAACTTCTTTTCAAAAGCTTTTCTAATATTTACTTGTGACATTTAATCATCCTCTTATCTAGCTGTTGTGCCACCAGAGGCAATAAAATTAGCCACATCTTTTAGAATACCAACCATCTTGTCTTTATTATTCTGTACGACATGGTAACCATCTCTGTCTTCCCAACCAAGAGCAATACGATCAGGGTCGTCAGAAGCAAACCATCCATTTTCTACTTGACCTGCATGGTCAACGGAGTTGGTGACATAGATTTCATCTTGTCGTTTGTAGTCAAATCTTGCAGCGTCTGTTTCAGCTTCTGCGTAAGCACCAAGACCATTCTTATCTGCTTCCCGAATGTCATAGTCAATAGCGCCAACACCAACTTTCCAAGAGTTCTTGAAATCACCGGGTTCGTTTTCAATACCACCAACAGCAGATGGATAAATATCAATACCCACGGGACTCTCATCAACAATATGTCTTGCTGTACTTACTGCTGCTAATTGACCAAGCATGTTAGCTTGTAGCTCTATCTTTTTCTTTAGAGCAGCGATTCCCTGTGAGCCTTTATATTCAGCCATTTTATAGCCTCATTAGATAGCAGCACATAAAAGACGATACATAGCTACTTCTTCGCCAGCCCAATACTCTTTCACAGCTAAAACCCTAACTTTAAATACTGATTCAGTCGGTAATCCATTCCAAAACTCAGCGGCTTCCCAATCAAGGTTAAAATCCATTACTTTCAAATTTGTATAGGTAATTTCATCGCCCGTCTTAGGCAGAAAATCAAGTTCTACGCCACTAATGAGAAAGGCAGTTATTTCCTTACCTACAAGATTAGGACTTTTAGCTTCTGACTGACTAACTTCAGTCTTAAAAGCTTTTGGATATAGGGTGTAGGAATTGTCTGTTGTTCCAGTATCGGGGTCATATCCACTTGTAATGTTGTGCTTATAGATAATTCCTTTGCCAAACCGCGTAATATTTCTTTTTACACTACTTCCAAATCGTGTTGTAACGGACATTTTATTTCTCCGTTAAAATCCGAAAGGACTGTTTCTGTAAGAATCTCTATCAAATGGATTTGGCTCACCACCATAATATCCAGAAGCATCGTAGTCTTGTGGAATACCTTTATCTACTTCCACTGTGATATTATCTGAGTTAGAGATATTGTCGTAAGCATCTTGTTTGCTAATTCCACCAGCATAAGGCATACTGCCTTGAATTGCGATAGAATAGTTTGGGTCAGAAATGTACATCTTCAATACTTGCATGTACTGAGTAAACCACTGATTACCACTAATTTCTAACTCAATAGCTGTCTTTTCTTTTACATACTGAGAGATAATAAATAAAACTGTCTTTGCTGCATCTACTGCTGCACGACGGACACTGCCATTATTCTTATCTAAAAAATATTGGATTTCATCTTCAGTAAGAACAGGTGGCTCGAATGACGACAGCCCGATTTCTAACTCTACTTTCTGCACATCTGAGAGCGCCATTTAATTCCCCTTTAATCTTCCGAAGTATTTTAGTTCGGCAGCTTCTCTTGCCGCCACAGCGTCTTCAAAATTTGTGAAGGAGCCTAGTGAAATGTTTTTTCTATCTTTAGTAATGCTTGCTTTCCATACTAAATATCTTTTGCACCAGTGAACACCTGTTTTGCCGCTAGAATTTGTTGAACGAAGAGTAGTATTAAAACCCTGCCATGAACGATCAACCCAAGCACAATTCTCTGGGCAGTAATCTCCATCAACATCATACCTGTCAATAGACAGTCCTTCTTTGTAAGTAGGAAGCATGTCTTTAAGAAAATTCTCAAAACTAAGCCAACTATCGCAAAGCTTAACTCCTTTTGCGCCGTAGTATTGGTAGTTTTCATTTTCTTTATTGTAGCAACATTGCTTCATGCGTTGCCAAACTTTAGCTAGTTTGCTTGTTCCCATGCCAGTTTTGTAAGTAATTTTACTTACAATCTCTTTTTGCAAACAACCACAACTTTTTGTATTTCCATTTTTAAG